ATAGATATGTCACCAAAAAGCCACAGTTGCCCGAAAATATTAGCAACACGCACTAAATTGTCTGGTGATGACTCAGCCGTTGCAAAATCTAATGCCGCCCAGCTTGTACCGTCATAAGGAGCTGATATCTGAAATATGCCGCTAGTCAATGCTCGGTTGATAATAAAATAGCCGTCTAGGAATATCACGCTTGCAGCACTCGGCAAATTAGCACTCACAACCCTCAACAGCACGTTTGTTGCGTATGTGTAGATATATAAATCCACACCGTCACAGATAGCTAATTGTATGCCATTCTCAGCCATTGTAATTTCGCCGGCACTTGTCAGCAAGCTGCCTCTTAGCGTACCTACACCGCTGCTAAATATCTCGTATAACTCAGAACCGCTAACAACAAACACTCTACCGTTGCGTGCTGTAAACGCTTCCCTGCCCGCACCTGAGCCAACAGTTGCAAATAATTGATTGCCGGGTCTTGCATATAATGATGCTGGTTTAATGCCTTGCTGGTCTAAAACAGCGTATAGGTTTACAGAACGCTCAGCATTGAACGGCAAAGATGTTTGTTGCGAACTGCCCCCCAATACTCCGGCTTGCATCAGATTCTCCTAATTGGCGTGATTGTGTTTGAAAGAATATTGTAACGCTCGCCTCTGCTAATTTGCAGCTCATTAAGCTGTATATTATGCACATCAACTGCGTGTTTAGATGTAGTTGCTAACAACACAATGCTTTGCGGTATTTCTAGCTGATAGCTTGGCGCAAGCTCAATATACATTGCAGCTTTTATTGCTCGTGCATATCCGGGCGGTAATGATAAAACTGTATTTAAAGCCAGCTCAGCACTAAAGTCATTAGTCCAAAATACCAAGCTATATTGTGCGCTTGTTGGAATAGGCGTAACGTAAGCCGTTACTAGCGGATATGTGTTATTAAACCACACCGCATACGGGAACGTGCCAACCATGCCTTTAACTGGTATATCTGCCCATTCCTCGTTGTTTAGGATTGTAAGCGGTATATCTTGTCGCTGTGATGGTGTTTGCCCTGTATCACGTACAAATGCGCTTGTAAATTCATTCGGTCTAGGAATGTTTAAATTGCCACCTACACCTATTGTGTAAACGCCTTGATTAGCAACAAACGGCATAATGTGCTGCGTAGCACTATACACTTTCTGTGTGTCAAGATTCCATGATTCGATAAGGTCGTTTAGCTTAACCAAAGCCCCTGCGCTTTGTGAAGGACTAGGGGTTTCTTGGTCAGCAATAACACCCATATCTAGCAACACATCTGTTATTAGATTTAGAGCGGTATATGCCATATTTAGCCTCTTTTGTAATGGTCAAGAGAAGGATTGATATATTCAGCATCACTAACATTTAAGCTAATGCGGCGGTCATACTCAGCGGCAGGGATTGAATTAACTTCAACCTCTGCCACCTCCTCGACTTTCTCCGGTTTCTTAGCCATGCTTAAGCTCCGATTGTTACGTACTGCAATCCAGTAACATCAACACAGATATACTGCACTGCTTTTTGCGCTGGCGATGCAATGCCTGCGTTTACAGTACCATTGTTTACTGTTCCGCCAACTGGTGGATATACCACAGGAGCGTCAGTAACAAGCTTTGGAAAAACTGTAATCACCTGCCCAATATAAGCAGCGGTTGGCAAAACTACGCCATTTGCTGCTGTATTGTTGCTAATCAGAACGAAAGGCTGAGTATTGCCAATTGCCGTTGCGGTAGCTTGTGTTGTACCAGCCGCTGCTATCGTTGTGATATTTGCGGTATAACGCAAAGTATCAGGTTGGATATTACTGTTGTTTTGTAGTAGTGAAGTCTTAATTGTTGCTGTAGTAGTAGCCATGATATTCTCCTTTATAATTGTTGTTATTAACCCAAAATACGTGTTGCAATTTGTGGGTATGTTTCTAGCCATGCATAAAGAACGTCAAAACGAACAACACGCTGGTTGTTTGTAATGTCGAAGCCTTCTTTCATAGAGATTGACAAACCACTCATCGGGTCACTTACTACAGTTGACATAATGCCCAAGTTGCTTGGTACTTTATCCAATGGAACCATCGCAAAAGTAAACGCGTTTTTGTCATAAACAAGTGACTGAGTAGATGTCGTGTTAGATGCACCAGATGTTACTACAATCGCAGAGTTGTCAGCAAAAGTAAATCCACCAGAAGCATTAATCACGTTTCCTAGTCTTGCGTCTAAGTTAATTCCATCTTCACCAATGGTGATTGTAGAGTTACCAGAACCGTCTGTGGTTGTTTTCACAGCAACTACGAAGTTTTTCAATCTTCCTGTTGAACGTCTTGTTTGTGGGTTGCGGTTAAACATTCCAGCAATAGTGAATGTATCACCTACGTTTAGTGTAGTTGTGGTTACTGTCCAGCCATCTGTTACAAGTGTAAAGCCTGATTGGTTAGCACCATTAGTTAGTGGTGTACCGCCATATGTTCCAGATTTAAATGTACCAGCTACTGGCTCATCATACAAATCAAAACCGTAACCCTGACCTAGCAAACCGTCAGCATACGCTTTGTCAACTGTACCTACTGGGTTGAAATAGTTTTTCACACCAGTTGCAAAGCTAGCGTTTTGGAAGCTATTCAGCAAACCAACGCGGTTGCCTTTGCCAATCAATCCACCGTTTGATGTAATCAAAGCACCAGCAGTCGCTAGTGTGCTTGGGTCTGTAATTGCAGTTCCCGGCGTTCCAACTACGTTAGCAACTTTAAGCGCAAGGTCAAAACCGTCAGCTTCAATTTTAGCAGCCAAAGCAGAAGCAGCACCGTCCATTACACCGTCAATCATACCTGACTGAACTTGGTCATAAGAAATTTGCAAATCTAGTTGGCTAGCTGAAACGTCAACACCAAACATATTTAGGCTTGTGCTTACTGCTGGAATTACAACGCTTTGAACGTCCATAATCTCACCGCTACGAACACTAAATATTGGTGGCTTGGTAATGTTAATAATACCACCGGCGCGCTTTTCTGTGCTTCTCAAATCAGCTTGATAATCCTTATTTGCATAAGTTGTCATCGGTAGTTTGTTTTGCAATCTTGCTAGAACTTTCTTAGCAACGATTGTTTGAATTGGTACTTGGTTAGCCATGATGTAATTCCCTTAGTTGTTATTGTTAAACTACTAAGGGAATTAATTTCTCTTAGCAGCGGTTTATTTAAACCGTTTGTTGAACTCACTAAGCGGCATATTCTCCATTTCTTCCTGACTGTACGAACTCAAAGACCTATCGGATTTTGACGTATTGCCCGGAGGAGCTATAGGAGGCTGCGCTTGTGTAACTCTCGGCTTATCCTGCACACTTCCACCATCGTTTATGAAGGCTTCAATCTGCTTTATTGCTTGTGGTAATGCTGATGGAGGTAATCCTCTAAGTGTCACCAAATCACTACCGTATTGCGCTAAATGATAACTAATCTTTTCACCCATACTAGATTGCAAAATTGCTTGCTCAATAGGCTCGGTCAATAGTTGGCTATTAATTAACGCGTCAACCCTTTCATCAAAATCTGGTTTCTCAGCCCTGTAAGATTCAAACTTCTGCCCTAAGGCTTGTATTTGCTTCTCTTGTGCGGCTTCATGTTGCTTTGCTTCTTTCTCACTATATTTGTGATTGATTTTAGCTTCCACGAAGTCTAGGAACTGATCGTATTCAGATTCTACTGGAGGTTTGGAATAATCCCGCTCTTGCTCAGCTTCTGGCTCAGGTTGCTTATTAGATTCAAACTGCCTTAGCTTTTCAGCCATAACAGCATTGTCACGAATAAGGCGTTCTTTCTCAGCTTTTCTTGCTATTGTGCGGGGATTGATTGGTTTTGCTTCTGGCGGTGCCTCTGAAGGTGCCTGCTCTGGTTTAGCTGCCTCTGTAACTGCTTCCTTTTCAGGCTCAGCTACAATGTTAGTGTCAACTACAAAATTATCTTCTTTGCTAGTTTGCGTATCCGTAACGGTAACGTCTGTACTATCTATGGTCATATTATTCCTTTTTGTTATGGTTGTCAAGCGTTAGTTATTTAGGCACATCAATATCACCAGCAAATCATCTTCGTTGCGCCGGCGGATTAATCTTTGTAATTCTAATTCCACAAGTAAATTTTGTAAATCTTGTTGCTGTTGCAATAACGCAAGCAATTCTAGCTGCATGGACTCATCAGCTAAATCACGCAATCTGCGAAATTCTAAATCATCAAGTTTGTATTGAATAGCACGAGCTTCATTCTCAGCTTCGAGTTTATCTTCCCTTTGGCGGTCAGCAATGGCTTGGTTATTCTGTAACTCATAAGCGTAAGGCTGATATTCTCGGCTTCTGCCACCGTTTGGAATGAGCTGCGTTGATAGTGAGGTTTGAAACGCATTACTTTGAAACGCATTGGATTGAAACATATTTACACCATAGTACGAACCGCAATAGCTGTGCCGTTAGCATCGCGTATCACTTGCTTTTCTGCGGCATTAACCGCTGTCATCGTGTCAAAGCTGCCTTTCATTGCCCCTAGCATCTCTAACAACATTCCCATGTTTTGCTGTTGAACGCTTATGCCTTGCTCTTGCATCATCAGCTCTTGCATCTTAAAATCGTTATCAGCTTGCCCTTGCGCCATAACAGCATCATTCTTTGCCTGCATATCAATAGCATAACCTTGCATAGCATTAACACCCATATTAGCAGGCAAGCGGTCATCTGGTTGCTCTTGCAATGGCTCAGGGTTAGGCGATTTCTGCAATTCAGTTGTGAGCTTAATTTCCTCTAAACGTAAACGCTGCTGCTCAATAGCCGTTTCCGTTGCTAGCTTTTCACGCTCAAACTCTAATTGCGCTTGCTTTAGTTGTGCATCGGCTTGGTCTTTGCCTGCTTGAGATTGTGCTGATTGAGCTTTAACTTGCAACTCACCCATTTTAATTTGTTGCTCTGCCTGCTTATCGTTAGCCACAGCTTGAGCTTCCTGTAATTGCCCGCCTAGTTGCTCAATAATCTGCTGCGCTTGCACTAATTGAGCTTGCACTTGTGGAGGGATTCCTTTCATTTCTTCTTCTTCACGCTCAGGGTCACGCAATTCAGGCGGTAAGCCACGTTCAACCGCATCGGCTGTTTTATCAGCTCCCGGCCAGTCCATATTGCGAATAATCATCGGCAATGCTGGCAACATCGCTTGTGGTGCTGCTTGGAATAGCTGAATTTGTGCTTCTCGTGCTTCCTCGCGCTTTGTTGAATAACTCACCCCAACTATCGCTAGCACCTCATAATCGCCTTGCGTCATGTCATAATACATCGGCTTACCAGTTTTCTCATCAGTATAGCGTTTGTTAATCGTAACCGAGCGCGTTTTCTTGTCCTCGCTCATAACTTGAATATCACGCTCACCGTCATAAATCTTTTTGCATAAATCTTTAAAAATTATACCGCCATACTGCAATGCCCGCCCGAAGCAATCAGCATAGTTTGATGTACTAACATCGCCCTCTTTTTGACGCGCAATAATAGCTTTACCGCTTTTCTCGTTGCTTTGCTGCCCTAATGACGCAGGATATATTCCCGAAGTACCATAGAAGTTTTGCTCTGCCATTTGGATTAAAGCAACCGCACTAGATAAATCCGCACCGTTTTGCATACGTTGTGGCTGTGGAATAGGATTGCCGTTTGTATCAAGACCATTGTACGGCAAATAACTGTAGTTTTTAGTATTTACGTTGTCATAGTATTTTTCAAATCCTGAAAACGCTCTTGAGTCACCCACAAACGGTGCTATTGGCGCAGATTCAGCCAATTCAATAGCTGTGTTTGTTGCGTAGTTGTAAAGCGTCTGAGTGGATAGCATATCCTCATAAAGCCCAGTATAATACACCTTGCCATCAATTATGTTCTTATTACCCTCAACAAACACATAAGGAATATGCTCACCTTGCCATTCGCGCTGTTCTAATACATGCAAAGCTGTGCATTTGTAATACATAACACGCGCCTTTTTAATCTCACGCTCATTATAGTTTTCAACATCTTTAGGCTTTTTTGTTACTTTCTTGCCAGTTTCTTTGCTGAAATAAACGGTGCTTTTATCATGCTCAACGCGCCAGTAATGCCCAACACGCACCAAATCATCACCCATTGATGCCCAATCAGGGGAATCTGCGCCTATAGATTGCAACTCAGTTGATGTGTAATCTTTATCATGCTTTTCGTTAAATTCAGTACGTGGTACATCTTCAACCTCGATTAAATAGCGTCTGTCGCTTCTATCTTGCTCACGTGTTGTAGGGTCATCAAACACTTGGAATGTGTTCTCAATCTGGCGGATATAGATGTTTTGGTCATTGCTTTCATCGTTATCATATGCAGTAGCAAACGCAAAATATGCCCAGCCTATATTAACTTGGCTGGCAATAGCCAACTTGTAAGCTGTTTGCGCCGAACCTTGCGATTGAACCTCGCGCACCTTATCCTCAAGCAATACAGCTTTATCAATATTCGTGTCACCCTTAGGAACATACTTAATCTGTGGTACGTTTTGCCATTGGTCATTAATAACTTGTCTGCCAAACTTTGGTAGCTGATTGAATGAGAAGCAGGGGCGTGAACCACGTGCTGTTTTCTGGTCAGCTGTGAATTGATTAGCTCCGGGGCGGATAAAGTTCAGCACTACCAATGCGCGGGTGCGGTTATCGCTCTCGCCTTTGACGGAGAGCTTAAAGTCTTTTAGCATATCAGCAAGAATCTTGCTATTCTTTAGCTCCACGCCATCATCAAGCTCTTTCATCGTTTCCTGTGCTAATATGAGTTTGTGCGATAATAACCCGGCGCGATAATTTTGTCAACTGATAGTTGTTTATCCTGCTTTAAAGCCATAGCAAGGCTTCTAAATGAGTCTGCGCCATGCGAGGCTTCATCGTGCTTAGGGTCATTCAGCCACATAGCATTAACCCTATCCCATCGCCTTGAATAGCTATCTAGGCGATTAATCAATTTACCTGCTTTAGCTTCATCAAACCAAATATTAGGCAATAGCGGCTTGCAAATATTCATAACGTCCGTATGCACACTCTTTGTGACTGGTATAATTTGAATCGGTCTAATTCCAACTTGCTCAGCATATTGGCGAGTTGTTTGTATTTCAGTACCTACGATTTTTTTATTACCGTCATGCGGAAAGTAATGCGTTGCATAAACAAAATTCTTAGATTGCAATAAACTAGCATAAAACGCCCAACCTTGATTGCTTGACTCATGATAATCAATAATATTATGGCGGTTGTTAATTAATTGGTAGAAAATAATACTCATTTGGTCTGAGCCTTGCCCAATATCCCAATACGTATTAACTAAGCTAGCTCTGTCGTAAGCAACATTGGTTATTTGCCCTTGCTGCCTTACAAGTGCCATTTCTTTAGAATAATAAGCACCCTCTGCCGAACCCTCAAACGCTTCAGCTGGCGTACTAGGATATTCGCGGCGCATATCCTCGCCCATTAATTGCTCTTTAACCGCATACCAAGCGCATTGCTGTGGCGTCAACGTGAACCCGCTTAGATACTCAGCTGTTTCTTTAGGCACTACCACGCTTGCGGTTTCCTCGTCATTTAGCTTGTAATCTGGATTGTCAAACCAAGCATAGAAATGAAATTTAGGCTCTAAACGGCTCAACACCTTACCAGAATGTCCTAGATTAATAGATGACTGGCATAGCTCGTAAAAATCACCCGCTTTACCTTCAGCTGTAGATTCCACAAAAACCTGCTGTCCAATACCCACAGCGTTTAATGCACCTGTTTTAATCTCTCTTGCCTTCTCAGGTGTTGCGGCTGATACCTTGCCATATTCAGATATAAGCAGCTTTTGCAGCGTGTCACCGCGATGCGATGTTCCAACTGATATACCCGAACCATTGCTAAACTCGACTAACTCAGCCGCGTTTGTAGTCATCTCAGGCACATACGGCTTGATATAGCTAGGCATGTTCTCATAAGCATACTTTATCATCTTGAGCTTTTTCTTAGCGTCATCTATGCCAGAGTCAATAATGCCGCATTTGTGATTGTCATTAAACAACGCAGCGTCAAGAAAATAGATGGATATAAGCGTAGAAAACCCTAGCTGCCTAGCCTTTAATATTACATTGAAATACCAAGTGGCATGATAAAACGACTCTTGCGCCCAGTTAAAATTAAGCAAAACTTTCTGCCCAGCTTTATTGCGGATATAATACAGATTATTAAGCCGCCAATGTCTGTTACTCAGATTTGCTTTCAGAGCCAGGTAAGCCTGTTGTTCGTCCATTTATCTCGTCCATGATTTGCAAAACTGTTAAATTACCCTTAACTTCCATTGTGCTTTCAGTTCTAGCCAATTTAGGAATATGGTATTCGATTGCGGCAAGGTAAAGTTTAGCCGCTTCCTTCTTATCATCAATAGCTATCTCTTTAATCCAGCAAATAAAATCTTCCACAGTTTCATCAGCAAAGCGGGCAATAGCTTCACGCGTCTTGTTTGTGGCTCTATTAGTGCCGCCCTTAGGTCTGCCGTTTGGATTAGTTACTACACCTTTCTTAAAAGCCATTAAAAATCCTTTATAGTTTATAATTCTATATTACATCAAATGCTTGTGCAATGTCAAGCTACTCTCATAGCATAAGCACCTTTAGCGTCAAACATGATGTGAGTGTAATCAGTTCCTTTTAGCTCTTTGCCTTGTGAAACGTAAACTTCGGCAACGTATTTAACGCCTTCGAACTCTACGGTTGCGCCTAATTTGATGTCTTGTTGCGGAATGATTATCATTCAATAAGCATATAATATCTGCTGTATATTGTCAAGCATCTCGCAAGTGTAGCTCTAAACTATCGCAAGCCGCTTGAATCATTCCCTCATTAACAGGTGGCAGAATGTCCACGCTGAGCTTATTGCCGTCTTTTATTATTACCTGAATTGTCATTATATTTCTTTCACCGCCTATAGTAATTATAGCATTGGGAAGGCGTTCTTTTGCCATTTGGATAGCTTCATCTTCTTTCATAATCACCGCCCGAACATAAATATCATGCAAAGCGTTAGGACTATTCCCCAACCTCCGAATAACATACCGCCCGCTGTGACAAACAATGCGCCTAATAATAATCCTAAAAATACTTCCATTTTATTCCCCTCTCGTTGAATAAACAACCTTGTGTTGCTGTAATTGCTTCTTTTCACGCTTAAGCCATTGCCAAAATGTCCTACGCTTGTAGATATTGCCTATAGTGAACGCATCACCAACTTTAATGTCGTATTTAGTCATTTTTCTTTATCCCAATGGTTTCATAATCCTTAAAACTAGCATCTAATAAATATTGTTTAATGCCTTGACTAGTATCTAGCTTTACGGCTTTGTATGCAAAACTTATTGGCAAATAGTAGTTGCCAAATTTAACAACCATTTCAGGGTTATATTTTGCAACAGCGGCTATAATCTGCTCATCGGTCAAAAACGGTTGCGCTGCACGAAATTTACTCAGTTTTCTTTGTTCATTAATAGTTTTTTTCACCTCCTTGCTACCATATTTCATATCCCACGCTTCAATTTGTTTGTTGCGTATTTCGGAATCTTTAAACTTCTTGTTGAGTTTGCGAGTGTTTACATTTATCGCGTCACACGTTGTTTGCGCTTCCTCCATTGTGGCTATGTTTTTTATCAAAGCCAATCCAGAATGGTTAATGGCATAGCACTCATTGCTTGCATCAGGTGCTGATATCCAATATTCCTCCAGTAAACGCAAAGTGTGTGGGGAATATATCGGATCCGGTCTTGGCGGGGTTTCTTGTTTCATGTTATTTAATCTCCACAGTTGCTGCGTTTTGAGTTATTCCGTTCCTAAAGTCATGGACTAAGCAAAAAAGGATAATAAATATCAGTGTAAAATTATTACTGGGTTTGCTCGCAAAATAACCATAGCCAATAGCCAGAAAAGTAAGGAAAATATTATTCCTATAAAAATTACTACTATTACAGTTACTACAAAGGTTTCTAGCATTTTTCCTCCCTATATTTCTTATCCCAATCAGCTATTTCTTTGTTGCGAACGTTGATTATTTTAGTTTTCTCAACTTTCCATGCTTTATTTTTCCTCTTGATTGGTACGTTTAGCTTATCGCACGCAGCTTGAGCCTTTTTCTTTGTGGTAAAATAATCGGATGCGCTGCTGCACTCGTAACCAATAGGATAAAACACCTTGCCACCGCTTAATACTGCCTTTTTTGTTTCATACACCGCATAAGCAGAACAAAACCTCGCTGGCTCTGGTCTTGGTGGTATATCCACCACTATCGGCTTCTTTCTTTTGAATATTATGTTCATATCCTCCCCTTTAAATATCGTTTATTCTCGTTTTAAGCCTCACCTGCATAGGTTAAGCTGTATTTTGACTGCATAGTAGCTTACCCCCTCCAACTAGCCTTATATCGCTAATTAGAATGAATCGACCCTACTGTTCTTTTCTCGCTCTGCGTAGGTCGTCCCAAGTTTGGTTGTAATCAATACCCAAATCACGCAATACTTGCTTCAAATCATCATAACTTTTTCTGCCAAAATGTGGCATAGTCCGCATTATCCAATTCCTTGCGTTGAGTATATCTGCAATGGTGGCATCATTCCCAAACTCTTTTAATAAGCATTTCCTTGCCCTAGTGGTTAAATGCAGCTCATCAATTTTCATGCGGTTTATCATTTTCTTATTCTCCGTTTGTTAATTAGAATGAATCGACCATAACCCAAGTATTGTCGAGCCAATTAGGATTGCGTATAAAAATATGTTAAACGCTCTGTATCCTGCTTTAAGTTCTATCATGATGATTTCCAGTTGGTTTGTATTCCTTAAAACCATTGTTAGCACATACTCGCACACTATGCAACTATTATTTGCATCAATATCACGCTGTAAATGCGTTTTTCAGCTTGTGTTGCATAATTACAATTCCCTTTTCATTCGCACTATTTGCCATTTATTCTTTCTGGCAATGGCGTTAATCTGCGCCTCATCGTGGAATTTATAGTTCCGATATACCAGCTCGCCAGTTTTCTTATCCACAAATTTAACTTCCCACATATTCCTCCGTATAGCTGCATTGTTCTGGTTTGTAATCCAATATCACATAACCAACCTTCCCAACTATTGGCTGAAACCTAACTTTTTGGATTTGAATCATAGTGGTTGATTTTTTATTACCTTCATCGTCTGTTTCCCTATGCACAACTATGCCATTATCTGCCATGTTAGCCCAGTTTGCGCTGCCGCTTATATCGTAAAGGCTAGGGATTTCACCGTTTGGGATTTTTCTAGGGTGAGCTACATAAAACACATGAACGCCATAAGATTTTGCAAAACTTCTCAGCTTTCTTAGCACTTCCCCGATATATTCGTGCTCCGTCATGTTGTTTGGTCGCTTGTGCTCAACCTGATTGTGAGGGTCAATAACTAAACCAAAGATACCGTAGCGAACCACTAACTCACGTGCTCGGGCAATTATCCAGTCAATTGTAACGCTCTCATCGTCTGTGTGCAAAAGCATAAACCTAGAACCTACCCATTCCAATGATTGTTTAAGATTATCTCTAAAAGCAGCCTTCTTGTAGCTCCATCTGGCAATCTGTTGATGCTTTTCGCATAGCTTTATTTTATGCTCAATTGCAGGGTTTTCTAGCGAGCACACCGCAAATTTATGTCCATGCTGCTTTGCCAAATTCATAACCAAGCTGTCTAAAAATTCAGATTTGCCATGATTAGGAATCCCAGTAACAACCGTCAGCTCCCCTTTGCGAACCTTAAAATATTTATCTAAACTAGTCCAGCCAGTTGAATATATCCCCTCCTCGCAATTGTCTAGGTAATGGAAAGCACTATCCAAGTCATTGCCTGAAATAATCTCAACACCGCTTAATGGATAGGGTGTCATGCAAGATATACGGCTTTTTAAATAATCAGCACCTTTGGCAACTAAAACCTCGTTAGCGTCTTTAAATTCCTCCCAGTCTACTAAGAAACATCTTTCTTTGCCAACCCGCTGCGCTATCTCCTCCGTTAATATTCTGCCGTTCTTGTCGTTATCAAACGCTAATACATGAATTTGAACGGGCACGATAGAGTCAGCGCAGTTATCAATAAATTCAAACTTCTTAGAATCTCTATCGACTCGCTGATTAGGCGCACCGTCTGGCACAGATACAACAGCGTCAAAACCCGCTTCAACTAAGCTGAGCACGTCCATTTCACCCTCAACCCATATTACAGTTTCTGCGCCTTGAATAGAATCTAGGTTGTATAAAATCTTTTCGCAATCAGCCTCTTGCGTAAATTCTTTGTCAAAAGAACGATATTTGACATTGACTACCTTGTTATCTTTTATAAACGGAAAGGCTATAACGCGCTTCTCTGCCTTACTTTGTGGTATGTAGCGAGTTGGAGTAGTGATTTGCAGCTTCTCTATCGTGGCGGGCGTTATTCCTCGCTTAAGCAGCCATTGCAAGCCTTGCTCCCCTATGGATTCCTGCTTGTAGGTTGGTTTTTTGTATGTCATGCGCTTAATCTCCGTTCTTTCTGTTAATGCGCCCTTAAAGCCGCAATTATGGCAATTGTAAACTGCACCGTTGCTATCAATTGTCACCGATAGGCATAAATCATGCTTGTTGCTTCTGCCATGTGAGCATTGCGGGCAAGTGGTTTTTTCATTGCCGTAGTAGCGGTTGAG